ATCGCTTCAATCGGGACGGCGAGCCCGTGGGGACAGTCACTCAATATGCCGATGGCTTGCTTGCGAAACTCATAGACCGCGGGGATCGGGTCGTCGGCGATTTGCCGGCAGAACGGCAGCAGGGCGTCGGCGCTCTGGACGCAACTCTCGTGCAGAAGCTTTCTCCCGAGGGGCGAGCGGCGTTGCGCATCGTCCTCTCAGAGCTTGCCGGTCTGGTGCCTACGGATGCCGATCTGAAAAACGAAGGCATCTCGAGTGCAATCGATGTGCAGGCGAAACGCAGATGAGCAACTGCCGGCAACTCAAGCGCAGCGCGGCGGCGCGCAGTCGGCACCTGCTAGCAAGTGCGCGCGCCCCGGCGGCACCCCGCACGCAACTTCGGACTTCTGCCGGTCGGCTGCTAGAACCTTCTAGCAAGGGGTGTGCAGGAAGGGGGGTCTGTAGGAAGGGGGTGTGCAGAAGGGGGGCATGTGAGAGGCACCTGCTAGCATCTTCTCGCACCCCGCATGCAGGGGGTGTGCAACAAGGGGTCTTGTGTGCATGTAGTGTGCAACAAACACGTATGTGTGATGAATCCAATGCGCACATGCTAGCACCTGCTAGAAGGTCACATGCAACTAACATGTATAATGTGCAACTAGCTAGCACCCCACATGAAGGGGGCATGCATGTAGTGTGCAATATAAGCAATGTGTGTGCATGCAATGTGCAATATAAGCAATTGTTAAGCATGTTGTATGTGTTATGTGTGCAACTCATAAGCAGTATGCGCAATGCATGTGCAGGGTATATGTATGTTATGTGCAACAAGCACGCAAAAGAAGCAAGCAATGCGCAAATTGCTAGCAAGTTGCATCCAGGTTGCGCATTTGCCGCACGCCAATCCATACCCCAAAATTCAAAACTGAATCCCCAAAATTTCACAAAAAAATTTCGAAAGCCCAGGCGCCCATGCCCAATGACCTAGAACTACTGATCCCGCTCCTGCGAGACCTCGACTCGACCCAGCGGCAACTCGACAAGGCCGATGCCTCCGAGTCCCTGCTCGAATTCATGAAGGCGGGCTGGCACGCGCTCGAGCCGGGGGCGAACTTCGTCTACGGGTGGGCGGTCGAGGCGATCTGCGAACACCTGCAGGCGGTGACCGATGGCGAGATCAAGCGGCTGCTGATCAACGTCCCGCCGGGATGCACCAAGAGCATGACGACCTCGGTGTTCTGGCCCATGTACGAGTGGGGCCCAGCTGGGCTACCGACCTACCGCTACATCACCTGCGCGTACGATCAGGCCCTTCCGATTCGTGATCACATCCGCTCGCGCGACCTCGCCCTTTCCGAGTGGTACCAGGAGAACTGGGGAGACCTCTGGCAGTTCAAGGGCGACCAGAACGCGAAGGTGCGATATGAAAATGATCACACGGGCTGGCGACAAGCTAGTTCTACTGGCAGCGGACTTACTGGGCATCGTGGCGATCGGATCATTCTTGACGATCCTCATGCTGTCCGGGATCTTGAGTCCGAAGTCGTTCGTGAAGATGCCCTTCGGTGGTTCTCCGAGACGCTCCCGACGCGGCTCAACCAGCCTTCACTCTCGGCGATCGTCGTGATCATGCAGCGGATCCACGAGCGGGATGTTAGTGGCCTGATCCTCAGCAAGGAGCTGGACTACGAGCACCTCTGCCTGCCGATGAACTTCGAGGCGAGGACGCGGTCGTTCAGCGTCGTTCCCCGCAAGGACTCCCCGCCGGAGCGCCGCGCGCGGTTCATCAAGGAGGGCATGGCGCTGCCCGAGTGGCTCACGGAGGACGAGGTCGAAGAGCGGCGGAACCTGCCGGACAGCGACGAGCGGATGAAGGTGCCCAAGGACTGGGCGCCGGAGTACAAGCTGGTCTGGTGCCAGGACCGGCGGACCGTGGAGGACGAGCTGCTCTGGCCCGAGCGGTTCACGGAGGAATCGGTCAACGAGCTGAAGGAGGCGTTCCGATCCTGGGGCGGGTCCTACGCTGAGGCCGGTCAGCTCCAGCAGCGCCCGGCGCCTCGCGGCGGTGGCGCGTTCCAGCGGGCGGACTTCCAGTACCTGGACATCGCGCCGGAATGCACCGAGATCTGTCGGGGCTGGGACTTCGCGGGCAGCGAGCGGAAGAAGAGCCCGTACACCGTGGGGCTGAAGCTGGGGAGGTTCCAGCACGGCTGGGTGGTCCTCGACGTCTTCCGGGACAAGCTGAACCCGTTCGCGGTGGAGCAGGCGCTCATCGAGACGGCTCGCGCCGACGGGCACTCGGTCCAGGTGGATATCCCCCAGGACCCCGGGCAGGCGGGTAAATTCCAGCGGTCGGCGTTCATCGACTCGCTTTCTGGGTACGACGCCCACTCCAGCCCGGAATCCGGGTCGAAGGAGCAGCGCGCCCGGCCGGTTCAGGCCCAGTGCGAGGCTCACAACCTGTATCTGGTGCGCGCGAGCTGGAACGATGCGCTCGTCAATGAGCTATGCTTATTCCCCAACGGCGAGTTCAAGGATCAGGCCGATGCTCTGTCCCGCGCGTTCATGCGCTTGACGATGCAGAAGACCGCGGTCGTCGGTTCCGCACCGATGATCATCCCGCTACACCGCTGAGGAGTCTAGATGGCCGTCGAATTTTTGAGCACAGCACGCGCGCCGCAGAACATCGCTCGCACCGAGAACCCCACGCCGACCACCATTCGCGGAACGTCGGGCGTCAAGGTCGTCGGGGGCTACGTCCAGCGGGACGAGAAGAACCAGCTCCTGGTCGGGCAGCAGCGGTACGTCACCTGGGCGGACATGATCGCGAACACGTCGATCATCGCGGCGGGTGCTCGCTACTACCTGAACCTGCTCGCGAAGGCGAACTGGACGCTGGACCCGGCCGACGAGTCGGAAGAGGCGGAAAAGCTCGCCGAGCGCACATTCGAAATCATCCACGGGATGCGGCGCCCCTGGTCGCGGGTCATCCGCACCGCGGGCATGTACCGGTTCTATGGATTCTCCGTTCAAGAGTGGATCGCGAAGCGCGAGGAGGACGGCACGTTCGGTCTTCTCGATATCGCCCAGCGTCCACAAAACACAATCGAGCAGTGGGACACAGAGGCCGACGGAAATGTTATTGGCTGCGTGCAGAAGAACCCGAATAGCTTCGAGTTCGTTTACCTGCCGCGCGCCAAGACCGTTTACGTTGTGGACGATGCCCTGAGTGACACGCCCGAAGGTCTCGGGATTTTGCGGCAGCTGACCCAGCCGGCGGAAACGCTCGCGGAGTTGCAGCGTCTCGAGACCTATGGTTACGAGATGGATCTCCAGGGAGTGCCGATCATTCGCGCGCCCCTCGCGCAGATCCAGGCGAACGTGAACAGCGGCAAGATCACGCCCGAGCAGGGCGCCGCATCCACCTCGGCCCTGGTGGGATTCCTGACGGACCACGCCCGGCGCCCCAACTCTGGGCTCATGCTGGACTCCGCGGTGTACACCGGGACCGGCGAGCAGCAGACGCCGACGGCGAATCGCCAGTGGGACATCGAAACGATGACCTCGGGCAGTGCCGACAGCGCGGTGGCCGTTGCGACGGCGATCGAGCGGCTCAACCGGGAGATGGCGCGGATCATGGGCGTCGAAGAGCTGATGCTGGGTTCCGACTCCGCAGGCTCGTTCGCGATGTCCAAGCAGAAGAGCGACAACTTCGCGCTGATGGTGGACAGCTCCCTGGCCGAGATCCGGTGGGCCATGCAGAACGACGTCGTCAAGACGCTATTCCGCATCAACGGCTGGGACGAGACGAAGATGCCCACGTTCCGAACCGAGCAGATCGCGTTCCAGGACGTGGCCGAGATCGCGCAGACCCTGCAGTCCATGGCCGCAGCCGGTGCGATGCTCGCTCCCGATGATCCCGCGATCGACGAGATTCGAGCGATCATGGGTCTGTCTCCGCAGAAGGAGATCGACTTGAACGCGCTGGTCAGTTTGATGGCCAGCAACGACCCCAACGACGACATGACCGACGACAACGCGTCGGGCAGTGGAGGAACGAACAATGGCGATGAGTGATTTCCTGGAGGACACGATCCTCGAGATGGTGCTGAACTCGGTGGCGTACAGCGAGCCGGCTTCCGTCTACGTGGCGCTGTTCACGGCTGCGCCCAGCGACTCGGGCGGTGGTACCGAGGTG